GGGGTCTGCGTCGTCCGCGGGCGGCGTATCCTCGGCCTTCACGAGCGCGGCGACCCGCTCGCGATACGCGTCGGGCACGGCGCCGAGCATGGCGACGGCGTCGGGGCGGAAACGCGCCGCCACGGCCACGCCGGGCACGACCTCGTCGATGAAGCCCTTGGCTTTCGCCGTCTCCGCGTCCATCCACGTGACGGCTTCCATGAGCGCCGCGATCTCGTCCTCGGGCAGCGCGGAATGCCAGCGGTACGTGGCGATCGCCGACCGGTCGATGCTCTCGAGCATCTCGGCGATATGACGCGCCTCGCGCTTGTTGCCCATCGCCCACGCCCACGACTCGTGGATCATGAAGAGCCCGTTGTCCGCCATGCGGACCACGTCCCCGGCCATCGCGATGATGCTCGCGGCGCTGGCCGCCAGCCCGTCGATCGACACCTCGATGCGGCGCGCGTTGCTGCGCACCTCGTTCCGCAGGGTGTTCGCGATCGCGACCGCGTCGAAGGGGTTGCCGCCGGGGCTCGCGATGTGAAGCCGGATGGTCGTGACGGATGCGGGGAGCGCCTGGACATCGGCCAGGAACTTCGTCGCCGAGACCGCCTCTTCGTCCCAAAACGACTTGCCGATGACGTCGAAGATGTACAGGTCCGCGGTGGTCGGCTGCCCGTCGGCGAGCGCGGCGACCCGGTACCAGTGGCGCGGCGAGGCGGACGGCATCGGCATCAGGCATCCCCCGTGGGCTGAAGGCGCTGCATCACGCGCCGATCATTACCCCGGGGTTCGGATCCGACCGGATCCGTGTGAAGGCTAGTGTGAAGGCTAGCGTGAAGGTGAAATTGGGCTTGACACGGTTTCGGAACGGATCGTCAGGAGCACCGCTTCGGGCACCAAGAGAATGCTGCTACGGCCGACCCGGCGGCACCGCAGCAGGGTCAGCAGGGCGTCGCGGCGCTTGATGTACATCCGCAGCGCGTGCGGGGTCGGGAATCCGAGCCGCTCCGCCGCCTGCTTCAGCGTGTAGTACCGCTCGACCTCGTGGGCGGCCAGCGCCGGGCTCAGGGTCGCGTGTCGCCGGCCGGCGCGGTGTCCGGCAGCCCCTTGCTGAGCGGCACCGCGGCGTCCGACTCCACGACGACGCCGAGCTCGCGCAGATGCCGCTGGTCCGCGGCGAGCTGCTCGAAGACCAGGTCGGGATCTTCGCCGCGCGCGGTGATCTCGGCCGAGAGGCTCGTGAGGCCGGACCGCACCTCCGTGCGCGTGGCCTCGACGTCCTGGACCGGATTCAGATACTCGTGGCGCTGCCCCTGCCAGCGGACCGCGCGCCAGAGATCCGGTGCGTCGTAGTAGGCCGCGGGCGGGCGCAGCGCGCCGGAGTAGAGCGCGGCGTCGAACCACTGCTCCCAGGTCGGCTGGCAGAAGCGATCCACCACGACGTGCGCCATGAGCTGGCCGAGCCGGCGGCGGAGCTTGTTTACGAGCACGCGCACGGTGCGGTCGTTCACGTCGCGCATGTCGCCGGTGAGCATCTCGTACGACGTCCCCGCCGCCGTCGCCGCCGCGCGGAGCTGGCGCCGCATGAAGTCGTCGTAACCGTCGCCGGCGTCAGGCGGCTCGCTGAACTTCAGCTCGGCCCCGGACTGGGTGCGCTGGAGGGTGCCCGGCTCGAAGATCAGCTCCGGCATGCCGTTGGCGTCGCGCGTGATCGTCGTCTCGCCCGTGATCGGGTTGGTCGTGGCGCCGGTGTCGCCCGGCGGCGGGATGTAGAAGCCGACGAACATGTTCGCGAGCTTCACCCGCACGAGCGTGGCGTCGTCCATCTGGTCGAGCTCGTAGAGCCGCACGAGCGCCTGCGTGAGGTGCGGCAGACCACGGATCTGCCCCGGCCGCAGCACGGGGTACACGTGCAGCACCTCGTCGGCGGGCACGCGGAGCAGCCGCGAGGTATCGAGATCTAGCGCCTCGCCGGGGTGCTGCCGGTAGAAGTAATACGCCGCGCGCCGGCCGATCGGATCGAACTCGATGCCGCCGCGGATCTTGTGGCCGCCGTACATGCCGGTGTGCGCGCTCGGGCAGACCTCGGCCTCGAGGATCTGGAGCTGGAGCGGCACCGAGAGCCCGTCGCTCGCCCGGCGCGGCCGGAACCGCGCGAACGTGTCGCCGCCCTCGGCCATCGCGCGCACGACGAGCGCCTGCTGTCCGTAAATCGAGTGCAGGCCCTCCGGGTCGCTTTCATGCGACCACCGCGCCCACAGCCGCTGGACCTCGGCCTGGAACGCCTTGTCCGGCGCTTGCGAGAGCGGACGCACTCCCGTGCCGATGAGATCGCTGACGAGATCCGCGATGATGCCGCTGGCGACGCCGTCGTTGCGCACGGCCGCGCGCGAGCGCGCGCGCAACAGCGCGAGGCTGCCCAGGAGCCCGGCGTTCGGGCCGACGGTACTGCTGACCCACGACCGGGCGCGGCGCCCGGTCCCCGCGGCCTCGAAGGCCGACGCTTCGTTTCGCACGCCGAGCACGCGCGCCACCCCGCGGACGATCGTCTGGCGCCAGCTCATGCCAAACCTTTACGCGAGTAGCCCAGAAACTGCCGGGGTTGCGAGTTCGCGCTCGCGAGCGCCGCCTCCATGTCCGCGAGCGCCGCCCGCATCGCGTCGAGGTCGGCGTACTCGACCTCGCGATCGGCGTACCGGACGCGCTTCACCCCGCGCGCGATCGCGGTCCGGAGAGTCTCAGCCTGCGCCTCGGTGTACGCCATCGTCAGCCTCCTGCCAGGTAGCGCGAGCGGATGATCTGCGAGCCGGGCCGCGCGGGCGCCGGCGTGGGGGCGAGTGCAGACGGCTGCGCGGCGGCGGGGAGCTGGTACTCGGCCAGCACCCGCGCCATGTCCTCGAAGCGCGGCCGTAGCAGCCGGAGCGCGGCGATCGACAGCGACCACAGGTCGAGCTGCTCGTTGCGCGGACGGGTCTTCTCCCAGCGCGTGACCGCGAGGCCGCGCTCCATTCGCGTGACCGCGCGCTCGCTCACGAGCTGGGCACAGAACTCCTCGGCGACGTCCACGCGCCGCGGCAGGTGGATGAAGCCCGGGCCCGGCTGCGTCTCGCGCAGCCCGGACGCGAGGAGCGACTTCGCCGTGTCGACGGCGATCGTGTAGAGCTCCACGGGGCGCGGGTTGTCACCGCTGCGCTTCGGCGACGGCGGGGAGACGAGGCCCCACGGCCAGACGCCGGCGCGGCCGATGGTGGCGTACACCCGGCGCTCGGCGTGGCGACGCACGAAGTCGTACGCGTAGTTCGTCCGGTGGCCGGCGGTGTCCACGCACGTCGCGAGGACGGGCAGCTCGGCGCCGCACGCGTGGCGGTACGTCCGCCGCAGGACCTGCTCGAGCTCCTTCCACGGCTCGGGACGCGACGGATCGCCGGGGATTCGGTTCAGGTCGATCGCGAGCCAGCACTCTTCGCCCGGGCCCCACGCGTCGATGCGCCACTCGAGCCAGGAGTCCTGGACGTCGACGCCGAGCGTGAGGCAGCACGCGCCCGCGGGCACCTCGGGCTCGTAGCGCTCGCGCCGCTCGAGCAGCACGTTCGGCGCGATCTGCCCCGTGGGCTCCTTCCAGACCTCGGCCAGACGTGTGTTGACGAAGACCTTCAGCGCCTCCCGGCCGTCGCGCGTCGCCGTCAGAAACTCGACGGCGAGCGCGCCCCACGAGATCCAGGGCGAGTAGAGCGCGCTCACGTGAAACGAGCGCGTCCGCGGCGCGGGCGGCCCGTCCTGCTCGGGGCGCGTCGGCCGGTCTTCGGCGCGCGCCAGCATCCACGGCTTCGCGCTGTGCGCGATCGGGCGCGCGCAGCCCGGACACTCGACGTAGGCCGCCTCCGGCCGGCCCTCCGGCCACTTCACGAAGCCGCATACGACGCCGGAAACCGGCTTCTGCCAGCACAGCACGAAGCGCGTGTCGCAGTGCGGGCACGGCACGAAGAACCGACGCTGGTCGCCGCTCAGGAAGAGCTTGTGGATCTTCGAGGCGCCTTCGTCTGTCGGCGATGACGCCGCGACGCGCGTGCGGTTCCAGAACGTCGTCGTGCGCTTGTCGGCGATGTCCCACGGATCGCCTTCATCGCCCGCCTCCCGCGGCCAGCGGTCGATCTCGTCGCCGAAGAGATCGCGGATCGGCGTCGACGCGAGCCCGCTCGGGCTGTTCGCGCCGGCGAGCGTGACATGGCCGCCGGCGAAGGTTTTCAAGAGCGTGCTCGCGCTCGCGTCCTTCACGCGAGACGTGCGGACCTTGCCGCGCAGCGCGGGCGTGTCGCGCAGCATGCCGGTGATGCGATGGCGCGAGAACTTGCGCGCGTCGTCGAGCGTCGGCTGCACGAGGAGCAGCGGGCCGGGCGCAATGTCGATCGCGCGCCCGATCGCGTTGAGGATCACCTCCGACTTGCCGCACTGGCTCCCGCACTCGAGCGCAAGCAGGTCGACGTCGGGGTCCGTGATCGCGTCCATGATCGGCCGCAGGTACGGCACGCGCGCGGTGCGCCACTGCCCCGGCTCGGCGCTCGATTCGGAGGACAGCACCCGGTGCGCGTCGGCCCACTCGGTCACGGTCATCGCCTTCGGCGGTGCGAACGCGAGCCAGGCGGCTGCGACGAGCGCGCGGATCACGCGCGCGCCTCCGCCGGCGCGTCGGCGCCGGTCCGCGAAAGCTCCGTGAGCACCGTGTCGATCTCCGTCGCCAGCTCGCGCTGCACGCCAGCGGTGCCACCGGACGCGGCCGCGGTGACCAAGCGGTCGGCGACAGCGCTCGGCAGCGCGCGGAAGCGCTCGCGCGTCGCGGTGACGATGCCGAGCCACTCGCGCTGGACGTCAGCGGCTTCGACGAGGTCGCCGCGGCGCCGTCGGAGCTCCAGCTCGGCGCGCTCGGACTGGATCGTGGAGAGCCGCGCGCGGGCGCCGGCGAGATTGGCGCCGCCGCCCGTCGTCACGTTCTGCTGCTCGCGCCACCAGGCGAGACAGGCGACCGCGTCGTAGACGGAGCTCTCGCCGTTGCCGCCGGCGCGGAAGACCGGCATACCCTTCGCGCTGAACTTCGAGACGGTGTCCTCGTGCACGCCGAGCAGCGCGGCGAGCTGCAGACGCGAGACCTCGAGGACGAGCTTGGGGCCGGAGTCGGCCGCCGCAGTCTCGCGCGGGGCGTGTGGGCGCTTCTTGCTGGCCTTGCCGGGGCGCTTCCCGCGCCGCTTGCGCGTCACCGGGCGTGCCTGACGTTGAGGCCCTTGCTGTTGAGGCTCCAGGCCGCCCCGAAAGCCTGGGTGAAACCGGCGCCTTCGCCCACCCGCTCTCCGCCGCCGATCGACAGGGGCCCCCGGAATCGCGCGCGGGTGATCACGCGATCAGGCCTATCACAGCCGTCACGCCATGTGAACTGTATTTCACGCATGACCTACACGCGCGCGGCCTACGAGCGACTGCGTGTCTCGCCGGCATCCGTGTGCACGAACATGTCCTCGGCTCACGAACGTTTCCCCTGTCCCTCCTGGTAAAGGGACAGGGAAACGGAAAACGTTCATGAAGACGCCGGGCGCGGATAGGTTCACGCTCAGCGAAGGGAAACGCTTGAGGCGAGCAATGACATGCACTTGCGACCTCACGACACGAACGTTTCCCTGAGCGTTTCCCTTGTCGGGAAACGTTTGAGCGTTTCCCGAGGCTGCTTGTGAAATCGAGGTACGAACACGCTCATGCGGATGGGGTTGTATAGACATATGCGGGCCGGGACCACCGTCTGCCGCGATGCGATAATGGTCGTGGCCGCGCGCCGAATTGCTGGCCCGGAATGGGCCATCTGACGGCCGCGGACCTTTGAGGAGACCGAATGCAGATCGACACGTACGTCAGCGAGACACACCCCACCACGTACCTCTCCGTACCCGCCGGGAAGCCGCTCACCGAGATCGCGCTGTCGGCACCCGCCGCGAAGCACGCCTGGGTTCTGCAGAAGCGGAACTACGAGCTGAGGGACGGGCTCATCGCCATCGGCCGCCGCGAAGCCGAGGCGATTGAAGCGGACGGCTTCGTCATGCACGGGGCCGCGGTAACGTTCACCGAAACGATCGCCTAGCACTCGCACCATCAGAAGGGCACGTCGCCGTCGTCCTCGGCGGCGGCGAGCCCACCCACCTCGGCCGCATCCGTATTGACGAGTGCGTAGAACGGCGCGCGCTGTCCCTTCACCTTGTCCTTCTTCAGCGGATAGCCGCCGTCGGAGAGCTCCTTCAGGGCGGGGTTGAGGACCTTCCAGCCGTATGTCCCTTTGAACTGCGCGACGAGCTGCTCGCGCGTGAACGGCAGCCCAGGCCCTCGCTCGAGCGCCCACGCCTTGATCGCCTCCTTTGCCGCCGCCGTCTTGTCGACGACGTCGGCCGGCTTCCCGCGGTGGATGAGCTCGACGCCGCCGGTGTCGACGTCGTGGAGCTCGAAGACGTACGGGTCCTGCTTCTTGCCTCCGCTGCGCGCCTTGTTGTGCGTGACGATCACCTTGCCGTCGCCGACGGACTTGAGGAAGAGCACGGCGTGCGAGGCGGCGCGGATGTCGCCCGAGCCTCGGATGTCGTCGTTGTCGTTGGGCGTCGACGGCTGTGCCCCCTGCTGCGCCTTGCGCTTGTGGTGGAGCAGCACGAGGGCGACGCCCCCACGGATCAGCGGCTTCATCCGGTCCTGGTAGAGCGCGTTCATCTCGCCGGCGTCCTGCTCCTTGCGGCGGTGCACGCGGACGAAGGAGTCGATGACGATGAGCCGGATCCCGTGCGCCTCGACGAAGGCGCGGAGCGCGGCGCACTTCGCCGGCACGTCGAAGTTGAAGGCGCTGTCCGAGGCGATGTAGCACGGCGTCGACGCCGGGTCGAAGCCCATGCCGCGGCACAGCTTGTCCGCGCGCATGCGGTCCTCGGCGATGCCGTTCTCTTCGGAGATCACCAGTGTCGGGCACTGCCGCACCGGGAAGAGCTCGAACAGCGGCGAGCCGGCCGCCACGCACAGCGCGAGGTACAGCGTGAACCAGCTCTTGTAGGCCTCGGAATCGCCGACGACGAAGTTGAGCCCCTCGGCGGAGATCCACTTGTCGACGACGAAGACTGGCTCTGGGATGTCGAGCGCGATGAGCGCGGCCACCTGGTGTGCCTGGAACGGACTGTCCGCGACGACCGCGCGCTTCGCCAGGCGCTCCATCGCGCCGAGCGCCTGGTCGACGGCGAGCTGCGCGTCGTCCTTAGCGTCGAACGCCTGGGTGATGATCTGCGTCGACGTCTGGATGAGCTCGCGGAGCGTAGCGTGCTGCCGCACGATCGCCGCGTAACTCTGCACATGGGCCAGGATGGACGCCTGCTCGAGGAGGAGCGCCAGGCGCGGCGGGCCGCCGACGAACTCCATCTGGTCGCGGCGCCGCAGTTCCTCGCTGACCGTGAGGACGTCGACGTCGGCACCGGCCGCCGCCATCACCACCATGGTGTTGAAGAGCTCGCGGTGGGCTTCGAAGTAGAAGTCGCCGGCCTCGAGCGCGCCGAGCTTCTGGAGCGCCGGCGCGCCTTCGAGAAGGATCGCGCCGAGGACCGCGCGCTCGGCCTCGGCGTTATGCGGCGGGATCCGGTCGATCGACTCGCTCATGGGCGCGCCCCGCACGCCGCTTCCGTACTAGCGCCGGGCGCCGATCGCGCGGACGCTGAGAACGGGGCAGCTCGGAGGAGCACCATGGCGCGGGAGTGCCCCGGGTTGCACGCGGTGCCGTACGTCATGTGCGATGGCTGCGGCACGATCTCCGCCGACGTCGACGGCTGGCGCACCGCTGCCGGCGACCTGCGGAGCGGCCGCTGGGAACCGATCCCGCCGCTGCCGCCGATCCCGATCCCGAAGTGATGGGGCAGAGCTTTCTCCCCGACCGATGACGAGCACTTCCGGACGCACGTGGAGCGAATCAGATAGGGCTCCGCTTACTCCTTGCCCGGGGTGATCAGCGGGATGGCGACGCTCGACCCGCAGCCTATGCAGCTCGTCCAGGCGACGGCAGGCACGGGGCGATCGTCGACGTGGAAGGTCACGATGCTGGCGATCGGCAGCGGCTGCAGCACGTGCGGCTGGCGCGTGGGCGCGCTGGCGTACGGGCAGCGGGGCGCGGTCATGGGGTGCGCCTCCGTGGGGCCGTCTGAGCATCGGTCGGCACGCGCGGCGCGTGGCTCGCGGCGCTCGCGGGCATCATGCCCAACGGTTCCGCGCACGGACGACTACGCGCACCTTGCCGCACTCGCAATCCGCGCCCTGACACTCCACCGCGCCATCGGGATGGCCGGGCAGCAGGATGTGTAGCGCCGCCTCGTGGCCGCATTCGCAGACCGCGCCGAGATCACGATTAAACGGACTCATGCGTATCTCGCCTCCTGACAGTCCGGGTGCCAGAACTCCAAGCACTCACGACAGACCAGCGTTTCGCATCTCGGACAGGCGAACGCCGGACGACGCGCATCCAACGACAGCGCGCACTCGTTACATCGCGCGCCCTGCGCGCCGCTCGGCTCTGCGAGCGCCATCTCAGCGCCCCCTCCCCTGACGAGCCGCCCCGCCCGCGTCGGATTCGTTGTTGATGGCCTCGCCGTCGGACGGCTCGGAACAGCTCCGTGACGGCACGTGCAGGTACATGATCGGCCCGGAGTGCGCTCCCTCGTGGTCGAACGGTCGCAGACACACGCGCATGCGGAACGAGAACTGTGATGGCTCGTGCCCCGAGCCTCTCTCCCCGTGCTTTCCAGCGCCGCCAGCCGGGAGCATGCGTCCGAACGTCATCGCGCACCCGCGCAGATCGCGCGCTTTCCGCGTCATCGCCGTGAGCGGCAGACGGTGCGCGATGTGGAAATCATCCTTGGTCTTCCACTCGCGCAGTTCCCCTGTCTCCCACGACTGACAGTAGCGAGAGCGCACCGAGTACTCGATCTGCTCCCGCGTCCACGGTTCCACGGGCGAGCCCTGCGAGCCGCGAACGCCAGTGAGCGCCACTTACGCGCCCCCTTCGCTGGCGTCGGGGCTGCGCCCCTCCGGCGGCTGCGCCGCGAGCGCCTCGGCCAGCACTGCCGCGTCGTCACGGGCCTGCACGATGAAGCAGTGCTCCGGGGCGAGGTCGGGCCGCGTCCGTTCAATCGCGCGCGCCTCCATCCGGCACGGCCCGCACGTCTCGATGTGCGCGGCGCGGTGCTGCCGCCACTCCAGCGATCGAGCGATCACCGCGTGCAGCCCCGCCCCCTGCCCCTCCGCGTCCGTCGTGCGGGCGAACGGCTGCGCGTCGCTGACGCTGAGTCCCGGACACGAGTCGTGACGCGGATGCGCGAACGAGACCGAGCATCGGGTAGGGGCGCTCCCTGCGGTCGCGGCACCTTCGGTGCGACCCGCGATCCGGTACGCTTGGCACGCCCAGCAGTCGCAGTCCTCGTGCCCGACGCCGAGCCGCGAGAACTGGCAACGCGCCCGCTCCCTCACCCACGCGGTCAGCACGGCGTCAGCCGGGCGAGCCTGCGAGCCCGCCCCCTCATCGTCCGCTCGCGGGGTCGCGGCCCCGTCGGGGCGGGAGACGCCGCCGCTTGAGGATTCGTTGGCGCGCTCCGCGCGTTCCAGCGACGCCAGGGCGGCGATCACTCGGGCCGCGTGCGCGCGCCATTCCGCTTTGCTGGCTTCGTCTCCCTCGTCGGGAAGTTCGTCCCACGCCTCAGCGGTATCGGGCTCTACGGACCCGTCATCTTCGCGCGACTCCACTTCGGCGTCGTAGAGCGCCCGCGCCAGATCGTCGGCAGCGATGTCGGCGAGCCGCGAGAGCGTCATCAGTTCGGCTTCTAGCCCGGCGATATCCGAGCGAAGCGAAGCCGCCTCCTCCGGCTCGTCTCGTGGCCCCGGACGCTGGGCGGCGAGGGCGGCGCGGGCCGCGTTGCAGATGCGCTGACCGCGCTGACGAATCCACCGCCCGTATCGGCTGCGGCGCTCGTCGTCGCTCGGCTGATCCATGCCGATCGGCACGGACTTGCCGGGCGCCATCACGCCCATTTCCTGATAGAACTCCTCGGCCAGCGCCTCGACCGTGGCGGCAGGATCGGTCCAGTCGTACTGGCTGAGCATCTCCCGCAGCGCCTCGGCCAGGGCGTCCGCCCCGCCGGGGGTCACGTTGGCGTCCATCACAGCGTCGCCGTGTCCAGCCACCACGCGACGAAGAACGACACGCGGCGCGTGCTCGGGTCGCGCGGGTCCACGATCTTGCCGACGATGATGGGGTCCTGACGCGGACGCCCGACGAGGCCGAGCTCATCAAAGAGCTTCAGCGCGAGCGCCTTGTTGGTGGCGTCGAGGATCTCCGGACGGACGAGCCGCGAGGGGATCGCCACGTCGCGGAACTCGGTGGCGGTGATCTCGTACCGCTGGACCTCGCCGCCCTTGCCGTCCGGCTCCGTGAACGCCCGCGTCGAGTGCGCCACGGCCGGCGAGACGTACGCGCCTTCTCCGGACGCCAGCGCGCGCGAGCGTTCCACGAAGACGCCCTCGCGCCGCCACGGCCGCCGGGACCACGTGACGCTCCCCTCCGGCGTGTCGGCATCCGTGCGGACCGCGAACACGTCCACGGGAAAGTCCGGCACGATGATGTAGCCCGCCCGCAGCGCGTCGCGCACCTTCACGTAGAACGTGATGAGCTTCGCCGTCTTGTCCAGCTCGCGCCGCCACTGACTGCGCTGGTTCGTGAACGGCGTGCGCGCCGCCTCCTCCATCGCGCGGCTCTGCTCCTCGGCGTCGGCGGTCAGCGCCCGCAGCTTGTCGTCCGCCCAGCGCACGAGCGACTCCTGCGCGGGGCGCATCTGCTCCGGGTTCAGCGCGAGCACGGTGATGTCCTTGACGGTGGCGGTCATAGATTGCCTCCTACGTTCTCTTGACGACGTCGACGGGGGGCGTCAGGTCGGGCGCGAGGGCGAGCTTCATGCCGACGTCGCCAGCACCGCGTCCTTCAGCGTCTTCGCGAGCCGGAACTTCACGACGCGCTTCGCCGGGATCTTCACGGGCTCCCCGGTGCGCGGGTTGCGGCCGATGCGGGCCCTGCGATCACGGAGGCTCAGCTTGCCGAAGCCGGGCACGGTGGACGTGTGACGCGCCTGGCTGCGCGCGAGGTCGAACAGCGCCGCGAGAAACGCGACGATCGTCTTGCGCGGCTGGCCGCTCTGCGCGGCGAGCGCGCGAATGGTCTGGCTCTTGGTCATGGTGGCCCCCTACTTCTTCTTCGCGGTGGACTTCTTCTTGGCGGCGCTGCCGGTGGCGGGCTTCGCGGGCTTCTTCGGCGCCAGCTCCTCGGCGACCTGGTCCTCGATCGCGGCGACGTTCACGCCCTTGGCCTTCGCGAAGGCCGTCAGGACCTTGTCGTTGCCGTCCTCGACGGCGCGATGCGCGGTCTCCAGCAGGACGAGCATCCCTTGTAGCTGGCTCGCCTGCTTGAAGCCCTTCGCCTGCTTCAGCAGGAACGCCTCGGCGCCGTTCGCGGGCTGCTTCGGGTTGATCCCGTACGCGAGCGCGACGGGCCAGAGCACGCCGAAGCTTATGCTCATCACGGTCCACTCGACGACGCCCAGCAGGTCGCGCGCGGTGACGGGCCACGTCTTCTTGAGGAGGGCGGCGAGGAGGCGCTCGCGCACGAGGCGCTCGGTCTTCGCCTCGATCGACTCGTGGACCTGCGGTGCCGCGGCACCACCGCGCGTCGGCTGCGCGCTGGGCCGGGCCGACGCCTTCCGGCCGCCGTGGACCTCGCAGTTGTGGGTGCCGGTGCAGATCGCGAGCGTCTCGCCGCGGACGAGCTTGGGGTTCTGGGCGGGATCCACGATGAAGCCGATCGCGGCGTGCTTGCACGTCTTGTCGCCTGCCGCGTAGAACTCGGTGCACGTGAGGCTGCCGCCCGTGGAGCTGTAGCCCCCGCTGATGTCGACGACGGGCGTCTTGCCGGCCGCCTTCACCGCGGCCTTGCGCAGCCGGTCCATGTGCGCGGCGTCCTTCGCCGCGAAGCACGCGCGGTCGAGGCAGCGGTCGCCCTCGGCGATGTCGCCGAAGAGATCGGGATTGGCCCCGGCACGCTTGGGGCACGGGCCGCACGCGCCGGCCTTCTTCACGAGGGTGGCGTCCGCGATGTCGAACGGCGCCTTCGTGAGATCCATGACGACGCGATCGCGGATCCAGTCGCCGAGCTTCCGCACGGAGATCGGCTGGTCCTCCCACGCGGGCGTCGCGGCGCGCAGCGCCTCGGCCTGGTCCTTCGGCTGCAGCCGCGCCAGCAGGATGGCGTGCCCGGCGGTGATCTTGCCGTCGAGGAACGCCTTGCGGGCGTCGTCGATCAGCTCGGCGAGCTTCAGTCGCGCGTAGACGTAGGCGACGGACTTGTCGATCTTCGCGGCGATGGCCTCCACGTCGTAGCTCGCGGGCGGCTGCATCAGCGCGCGGTAGCCGTCGGCCTCCTCCAGCGGGTGAATGTCCTCGCGCTGGAGGTTCTCGATCGTGAGGACTTCGAGGAACTCGGTGTCGGTCATCTCGCGGACGATGGCCGGCACCTCGGCGAGGCCGACCTCGGTCGCCGCACGGAAGCGGCGATGCCCCGCGGCGATCTCGTAGCCGTCCGCGTTCGGCCGGACCACGAACGGCGTGATGATGTTGTGCTGGCGCACGCTCTCGGTCAGCCGCGCCATCGCCTCCGGGTTGAAGTGCTTGCGCACGTTGTGCTTCGACTCGTGCAGATCGCTCAGCTTGATCATCTGGAACTCGGTCGTCATCCTCTCCTCGCTTTCAAAGGTTCGTCCTCACCGAAGAACGTGCGCTGCAGCCCGACCACGCCGCGGAGGGCCACGGGCCGGACGCAGCGGCAACGCGGTTTCGCGAACCGATGCGGGGGGGGGCGCCTTCGAGGCAGACCCCGTCCTTGGCGTGGCGGCGCACCAGGTGGCGGCAGGTGCACACGGTCACAGCAGGCCCGCCTGCGCGCGCTCGTAGATCGTGAACGCGCGAATGCGGAAGCCGACGCCCGTTGACACGGGATACACGCGCACCAAATGGGCGCCCGCCGGCGCGAACGGGATCGCGACGTGCAGGATGCCGATGCGACCCCCGGGGGCGACGACGCGCGCCGCCTCGCGCAGCAGGTGCGAGGGTCGCGGATTGTCGACGCCGTAGAGGCTTCGCGCGTACGTGTCGGAGTACGGCGGGTCGAGCATGACCGCCTTGAAGCTCGCGTCACGGAACGGGAGCGCGGCGCCGCTCGCCTGCACGCGGGGTCGCGCTTCGGCGCGGACGTCCACGGTCCACCGCTCGGACGCGCTCAGCGTGCCCGAGCAGACGTGCAGCACGTCGCCGCGCGCCACGTCGCCGAGCAGCCTGAGCTTCAGGACGTGGCGGAGGAAGCCGCGCGGGTACCGGCCGTAGACCGCGAAGCCGTCGGGGTCGGCCTGTGCGTCATGCGGCAGCATCCGGCCGCCCTCGACGTCGCGCTTCGCCAGCACCTCGGTGCGCTTGCCGCGCAGGGTCCGGTCGTAGCCATGGCGCACGCACTTCAGGTCGGGGCACGTGCAGCGCCGGCTCTGGCGCGGCGTCGACGACGCGTACATCCAGCGCGGCTTCGGCATCAGCCCGAAGCCCTCACCGTGCATGACCCAGATCGGCGCCCCGCCGCGACTTCCTCTCCCTCTCCCTCTCTCTCCCTCTCTCTCTCTCTCTCTCATCGGGAGCCAGCGCGAGGGAGAGGGCGTCGCCGCGTCGCCGGTGTTCGGATCGGTCACTGGAGGCGCCCCAGACCATTCACGCCACCCGCCCGAGCGGATCCCGCACGACCTCGAACGCGCCACGCGCCCAGCGCAGCTCCGCCTCCCGCGCCGCCTGCTTGGGATCGGGGACGGGCTGGGTGTCGAAGAGGCCGCGCGCGGCATCGCGCGACGACGTGCAGCACGGGCAACTCCCGCAGTGGTAGTGCTCGGCGCAGTCGGGGCAGGCCGTCACGAGGTCGTCGCCTCGTCGGGGCGGATCTCATTGACGATCCCGCACGAGCATCGCTCGTAGCGGACACCGCTCTTGGCGGTCACGACGGAGATGGGCCGCGTCGGGTCGCACGTCGGCTCGTAGGCGAACTCGACGCACGCGCAGTCGTCGGCCTTGCAGCGGCCCCAGAACAGTTCCTGTCCGCGCGGGGTCCGCATATCGGCATGGCGATCGGCGCGGTGACCGCACCCGTGGCGCGCGCACGCGAGCTTCGGGTCGGCATCGTCAAGCCCCTCGATGCCGTCGTCCTCCTCGTCCTCGAAGTCGTCGGCCTCTTCGCCGTCTTCGGCGTCGAGCGCACAGTCGCTGCAGTAGTAGACGTAGGAGACGCCGTGCGCGCATTTCTCGTCGTCGCTGAGGTCGTCGTCGCTGAACGCCGTGTCGTCCGGACGGCAGGTCATCACGCCACCGGCCGCGCCATCCGCCGCGCGCGTTCGCGGAAGAGGGCGCTCTTGAGGGTCTGCTGCGCGTTGAGCGCGTGCAGGGCCGCGAGGCACTCGGCGGTGACGCGCTCGTACTCGGCCTCAAGTTCTCGATCTGAGAGCGCGGCGATCTGGGCGGGGGTCATGCGGGCATCACCGGTGCGACGTAGCGGAACTCGATGCGCGTGACGTAGTCGTCGAGCTGACAGCGGTGCGTCTCGGCGAACCACTGGATGAAGTCGATCGGTCGCATGCGAGGGAAGCCCTCGCGCGTCACCTCATCGGCGCCGCCGTCCGGATAGCGCTCGATCTGCGAGAGCGGCTCGCGCCGGACGTCCACGATCTCCAGCGTGGCGAGCGGCTTGACCTTCTCGCCCTTCTTCAAGCCCTGCGCCTTCTCGACGGCGCGCACGACGTCGCCGGGCTTCAGGAACGTCCAGCCGGTACGCCGCGTGACGGTCTTGGTCATGGCGAGCACCTGCGTCGTCGTCAGCGCGAACGACATGGACCTCACGCCCGCACCTGGTCGACGCGCAGCGGGTTGTCGTACCCGTCGGGCAGGAACGGCTGCAGGTCGCGCTTGATGTAGTGGCGCTTCCCGAGCTCGGCCAGCAGCGCGGTCACGTCGGCGGTGAAGCGGCACCAGTCGATGTCGCGCGCGATGCGGTGATAGTTGATCTTGCCGACCTTGTAGAGGTCGACGAACGGCGCCGTGGCGCGGATGATCGCGAGCGTCTGTTCGACGTCGAACACGGGCTCAAGGGACACCCACGTGAAGATCCCGGCGTCGTGGAAGCGCTGAAGCGTCTCGACGCGTGCGGTCGGGAGCGCGGCGTGCGGCTCCCACGCACGCGACTGCTCCGCACTCAGCGTCGTCAGCGTCGAGGCGAACGCGTCGGTTGCGGGGTCGAAGAGGTCGAGGTCGCGGAGCGCGCGGTGCCCGCCCTTCGTGAGCGTGCACACCCCGAGCCCGAAGGAGTGCAGCACGCGGATCACCTCTCGGGTGAGCCCGATGCGCACGTCGTCGGGGTTGTACGGGTCGGTGGTGAACGACATGAGGACCTGCGCGCGGATGCCGTGCTGCGCGTACTTCGACGCCTCGGCGGTGAGCCGGTCGAGGTAGTTCTTCTTCGGGTCCGCGCCCGCGTCGAACTCGGCACGCGAGATATGGATCGCCGCCGGGACGTAGCAGTAGACGCAGCGGTGCCCGCAGCCGCGATACGGGCTGCACGTGAGCGGGGCGTATTCGAGCGCTTGGCCCTTGGGCGCGTAGATCACGTCGCAGCCCTTCACCGAGACGCCGTCCGGGTTCAGCATCACCGCCCCCTTCGCCCGACCCGCCACGCGACCACCGCCGCGCTCACGAGCGGGAGGAGCGCCACGCCGAGGTAGGTCAGGCCGAGCGTGAAGGTGTCCCACTCGACCGTGAGCCACACGCCCCAGACGAGGTAGTGCGTGGTGACCATCAGCGCCTCGTGGCCGTGTTCGTGTAGATCCCGTTGAGCGTCGCCATCAGCGGCCCGTTCGGGTCCTGCATGTACTGCACGGTCGTGCTCGTGAACTCGACGTGATCTTTGATCGTGGTCAGCAGGTCGCGGATGTCGAGGAGGACTTCGAGCTGGAGGACCGGCAGCTCGTCCAGGGCGCAGCCGTTCTTGTCGTGCTCGATCTCGGTGCGGGGGCGCATCATCGCGGCGCCCGCTCCTTGAACGTCACGCCCACGTCGACGGTGTAACTGTTCCTGGCCGACGCGATGAACGCCTCCGTCAGCGCCTTCGCGGCGGCCTTGAGGCTGCTCTTGAGCGCGTCCTCGACCGCGCGCTCGATCGCCGGGCGCAGCGCCTCGACCTTGCGCGCGAGGACGGCGCGCGTCGCCTGCCGGACGAGGTCCTGCGCGAGCCACTCGACGTACGGCGTGTCGTTGTGCGAGGCGTAGGTGCCGACCTTCCCGTCGCTGCCGACCTTGACCTGCATCGCGGCGACGACGATCTTGCGGATCGCATCGTCGGCGCCGACCAGCGACTCGGTGAGGCGCTCCGCGATGGCCTGCCGAGCAAGGGCGCCGAAATCCACGCCCGGAATGTCGATCTTCATGGTCGCTGCCTCTGGTGCCATGCCTCGCTCCTTGGGTTGGCGCGCCGCCCGACGGGAGCCGAGCGGCGCGCGAGATCGGTCCGCGCCCGGTTAGGGCGCCTGGGGCTGCTCGTCGGCCGGCTTCTCGACCGGCTCGTCCTTCTGCTCGTCCTTCGGGTCGTCGATGTGGAGACGGTTCATCGTGATCACCTCGCTTTCGTCGTGGGGATGGACTGCGGGACGATCTCGGCCAGGGCGTAGTGAAAGAGCGCGATCGCGTCGATCTCGTTGTCGTCCGCGTCGCGCCCCGCGGGGAACCAGCCGCGCCGGATCACCGCCTCGATGACGGCGGGCTTCTTCGCGTTGCCCTTGCCGGTGACGAACTTCTTGATCGTGGCGGGATACACCGGCTGGTGCTCGACGGACCGGCCGCTGAGCTTCTGGAGCGCGCAGTACTCCTGCACGCGCGTGGCGAGCCCGTCGGCGATCTCCACGGCGATGCGGCCGGGCGACGAAACCGTCTGCTCGTAGACGATCAGGTCGGCGGCCGTCGCGATCTCGTCGAGCCAGCGCCGGAAGCGCACGTAGCGCATGCCCGGCGACTCACCGCGCTTGACGTCGAAGACCTGGACGCCGCTCTCGGTCATGCGCTCGGCGCCGAGGGCCCAACCTGTCTTAGTGGCTAAATCCAACGCCAGCACGTTCATGCGGCGCCTCGCATCCGGTGGTAGTAGGCGAGCGAGGACGCTCGTCGGCAGACACGGCAAACCCGCTGTCCCGAACCCGCGACGAGCGGATGGCCGTTCGGGCAGTGGGCCTTGCTGGCATTGACCGCGGCGAACGACGTGCCGCGGATGACGTTCTCGCGCTTCGTGACGGCTTCGAGGTGGTCCGGATTCACGCACGCGCGGTTGCGGCAGAGGTGGTCGACCTCGTAGCCCTCGGGGATCGGGCCCACGAAGCGTGCGTAGGACCAGCGGTGCGCCCGGCCCGACTTGCCCGGCGTGTGGTTGAAGAGGCCGTAGCCGTCCGGGCTTTTCGCAGCGATCCACTCCCAGCAGCCCGACGCCGTGACGACGAACTTTTCTACGAATCGCTCGTCGAGCGTCGACCGGCGCTCACCGCGACGACGCGCCGGAATGTCGTGGGACTTCAGCATCCGCACCACCGACCGATGGCCGAGGCCGACGAGCGCGCCGATTTCGCGCGTCGTCTTCCTCTCATCGACGTACAGGTGCCGCAGCGTCGCGAGGTCGAGGGCGAGGACGTTCACCGGAGCGGCTCCATGCACCTCGCGCACACGCGGCGCGCGAAGCCGTGGCCGCAGAGCTCGAAGGCATCGTCGAGGGACGACCGCAGGCCCGCGAACGACTCGATGAGCTGCCGCGCGAGCGACGGGCCGGGCTCGCCCGCGGGGAACGCCACGGTCGGGCAGAGCCGACACCGGGCGATGCTGAAGCCGTGCACGCAGAGGCGCCGCGGATCGCCGAGCGCGGGCCCGAGCAGCTCCACGAGCCGCTCCGTCGCGTCGGCGATCCGCCGGCCCGTCGCCTCGGTCATGGGGACGTCGGCGCTCACTTCTTCTCGGTCCCCGCGAGCGGCAGCTGCTTCGCCGCCTTCGCGAACTTGGTGATGGAGGGCGCGTAGGCGCCGAAGACGTCGACCACGCGCTGAAACTCCTCGATCTCGTGCTGCACGAGAAAGAGCCGGTCGTGGTCGTCGTAGCCGCCCATGTGACAGACGGCGTGCAGCAGCTCGCGCTTCTTCTCGTCAGCGTCGAGCTTGTCCCAGGCGTGGACCTTGACGTCGACGGCGTACTGGACGGCGCCGATCTCCTCGTCCTTCAGGAGCGCGTTGACCGCCTTCGAGACGATGGAGACCTTCACGATCCGGCCGCACGGCGGGCCCGAAGCCTTGCCCGCCTTGCTCCGCGCGACGATCGTGATCCGCTCGAGGTTGCCGATCTGGTACTCGGCGATCAGCTCGTGGATGGCCTTCTCGACGAGCGGCAGCCGCTCGGGCTCGATCTTCGGGTCCTTCGGCTTCTTCGGCGCACGCGCACGTCGTGCCATCAGGCGGTTCCTCCGGTGCTGGTGAAGGTGACGACGCGCAGGCCCGCACGCCGGTTCTCCTGCGCGGTCAGCGCGCGGGCGACGTCGAGATAGGCCGCGTCGGTGGTGAGCCGGCGCCGCTCGATCTGGCGCTCGTGCTCCATCAGGCGGTGCAGGTCCTCGCGGAAGCCGGCACGCTGGTCACGAGGGATGAGCAGTGCGTAGCGCGCGACGAAGGCGCCCGGCGTCACTGGTCCTCCAGCGGCCGGCTGGTGATCCGCCGCTCGGGGCGGATGCCGTAGTCGCGCGGGACGTCCGCGGCCGCGCGTTCGCGCTTCGCCTGGCAGGCGACGCAGGTCGTCGCGGTGCGGATCACTTCAAGGCGGCGACGCGGGATGTCCCCGCCACAGTCCTCGCAGGTGAAGTACTCGCCGGCGTCGATGCGGGCGACCGCGCGGCGCAGGGCCGCCGCGTCCTCGGTCTTCCGCGCGCGGAGGCTCGACGTCCACTCGACCGCTTCGTTCTCGACGGAGCGGTCCGCCTCGTCGCCGCGCGCCTCCGCCGTGGCCCGGTCGGCGGCGGCGAGGCTCCGCGTGAGGGTGTCCAGTGCTGCCACCATCAGGCGGCGTGTCTCGCGCACGAACTGCCGCGTGGCGGCGTCGGTCACGCGCCCGCGTGCTCCACGAGCATCGCCATGCCGTCGCGCGCGGCCTTCAGCTTGACCAGACGCGCCTCGACCTGCTCGATCTGGGTGTCGAGGAACGCGAGCGCGGCATCGAAGGACGGGAGACCGTTCTTACGCACGGACGGCTCCGCGGCGGCGCGCGGCTTCGACGGACTGCCCCCCCGGGTACGCCCGCGGCCGCGGTTCGACGTCGAGCGGTCCTTACCGCCGTGACGCTTGCACTTGTCGGGCGCGAACTTCGCGCAGAGCTTGCACGGCGGCTTGACCTTCGGGGGCATAGGCGTCTCCTTGATCGGTGGAATGGGAGCGGGCGGTGCTGCGGGCGGCTCGACGTGCGTCTTGATCCCGGCCTTGTCGAGGCCGAAGGGGTCGCGGCGGGAGTCCGGGAGCGGCTCGCCGTCCGTGCGCTTCGGACAGTCAGCGACGGTGTGGCGCGCGCCGCCGGGGCCAGCGCTGCACCGCGGACACGACCGGCACCGGTCGCAGCGCCGATGATCCGGGTCGTCGTGCGGCTCGCCGCAGTTCGTACACGCGCGCTCGGGCTTCGGGGGCGCCGCGGCCACCGCAGACGGCTCGACCGTGACGGCGCGATCGGCCAGACGCTCGGCGGTGTACTGGCCGAGCCCGTGGCCGTAGAGGAGGTGCGCGAGGAGCTCGCCCTTCGTGGGCTTCGTCTCGGGGCAGGACTCGTTGGGGCACGCGAGCATCAGGCGGCGCCCGCGACGAGGTGATTATGTGCGGTGGTTGGGTGACAGGCCCCTTTTTCGAGGTTTTTGGGGCCGCGCGCGAGCGGCGCGTAAGTGCGTGCGGTTGCTAGGCGATTCCGCCCGACACCGGGGCGGTTGTTTGCAAAGCCTCCGCTTTGGGTGTGCTCGGCGTAACGTCGCGCGGATGCTGGAGATTCACCGCTGGTGATTATGAGCGCGCCACGTGCTTGGGGTCGAGTCACAATCACCCGCCGAGATAGCGCCGCAAGCCCACGGACCGGGCCTGCTCGCGCGCCTTCGAGAGTTCGCCCGGCACGGTCCCGTCGTAGTCCTTGATCGTGGTCGGGCTGAGGTGGTTGAGCAGCGCCGAGCGGGTCGGCTGGTCGACGCCGCCGTAGCGCGCGACGACGTTGCCGGTACGGCGCAGCTTGTGCGGGCTCACGCGGATGCGCTCGATCCCGGCCGCTTCGCCCATACGCCGGATCGCGTTGCCGAGCGCGTAGCGGGTCCAGCGCTCCCCGCGCGAGTTCACGAGCAGCGGGCGCTTGCCCTTCGGTAGGCGCGTCAGTGTCTCCACGCGGCCGTCGAGATACGCCACCACGCTCTCGGCGACGGGCGTCGAGACCGGGATCGGCACCAGCTCGTCCTGGCGTCCTTCGCCCTTCACCGTCGTGTAGAGCACCCAGCCATCCACGAGCTTCACGAAGTGCTCGACGTTCGCGCGGCAGAGCTCGCTCACCCGGAGCTCCGTGTCGATGAAGAGGTCGCGCGCGACGGATTCATGGACCGGCCGCTCGAGCGCGAGGAAGGCGCGCAGCTCGTCGGGGTACAGAAACTCCTTCTTCGTGCGCTGGCGCCTCGGCCATTCAAACGTGGCGAGCGGGTTGTGGGACAGGTACGGCCGCTTGCGCTCGTCCCGCTCGCGCATGGCGAACTTCGCCAGCGTGGAGAGCGTCGAGAGCTTGTGGCGGACGGTGTTGGGCTTCACCCCGAGCGTCCCGAGGTAGGCCATGAACGCGCGGCAGGTGTCGTCCGTGAAGTGCCGCACGTCGTCGGTGAGCGCGAGCTCCGCCGTGAGGAAGGTCACGTACTGCCGCCAGATCCTGGCGTACTCCGTGAGCGTGGTCTTCGGGCTCCCCGCCGTCGCCATCGCCGCGCTGCACCGATCGCCGAGCACCGAGATCATCATCGCCGCCTCCCGCGGGGCGGCTGGAACGATCGGCCGCCGAGTGGCGGGATGATAGCCGGGTCGGGCAGCGAGCGTGTTCACGCCCACCGCTCCGCGGGGCGCGGCTTGGCGATCTCGATGCGGATCCGGTTGCCGTCGAGCTCGGCGCCGTTGAACTGCTCCTGCGCGTCGACGGCGGCGCGGTCGCTCGCGAACTCCACGTACCCGAAGCGGCGGCTCAGCCCCGTCGCGCGGTCCGTGATGACCTGGGCGCCGAGGAAGCCGGGCGCGCCGGCGAACAGGGCCGCGAGCCGGTCGCTCGTCGTGGTGCTGCGCAGGCCGCCGACGAAGAGCTTCATCAGAACGGGACGTCGTCGTCCGCGGTCGACGGCGGCGCCGGCGCGTCCACGTCGGCCAGGGCGCGGCCGAGGTCGGTGAAGATCTCCGCGAGCGCCTTGCGCGCGGCCTTGATCTCGTCGAAGTACTCGCCGAGCTGCTCGCGGTGCCACAGCCGCAGCCCGTCGCGGGCAGGCAGGTCGGGATATGCGACGCGCAGCGCGCCGAGGAACGCGTAGTTGGGCTCATAGCCGGTCTGCTCGAAGTCGACGCGCGTGAAGAGCGCGTCCATGAGGGCGACGGCCTGGGCGTGTTCGATCGAGGCCAGCTTGTTGTTGTCGACCGCGGCGTCGATCGCCTCGACGAGCAGCGTCTCGAACGTCGGCGTGAGCTCGGCGGGACCGCCCGCCTTGGCGACGAGCGCCTTGACGCCGTCGACGAGGACCTGGCCGCGAGAGCGCTCGGTCGTCGTCGTCATGCCGCGGCCTGCCGGGTGATCGTGTACCGCACCGAGCCGTCGCTCGCTTCCTTCCCCTCGACCACGAACGGCCCGACGACCGCGAACTTGATGCCCTCGTGCTTGAGGATCTCCTTCGCCGCCTTGTCGACGCGGCCGTGCTCGCTCGCGCCCTCCGCGAGCTGATCGCGCCGCTCCAGGAGCGCGATGAGTGCCGGGTTGTCGAGGTAGGCCGCGCCCTCGCCGAACGACTTCGCCGGGTAACACTGCTTGGCGAAGCCGCACCCGCCGCAGACACTCTTCGTGAACGGGATCGGGTCCGGGTCCTGCTTCGCAACGATCATCGGATGCAGGCGCTCGACGCGCTGCAGGAGGGCTTCGGCGTACTCGTAGTCGAGCTCGAACGGGATCAGCTTCAGGAGCCCGGTCGCCTTGTTCTTCAGGACGAAGACGCCGCGCGGCAGGTTCTCGTTGAAGCAGTAGAGCTGGCCCTGCGCGTAGTACGAGCGCGTCCACGGGCTCTCGGCCTCGCGGAGATCCTCGACGGTCTTCGTCGCCTGCCACTGGTAGTCCGACATCGACTTCCCTTCGAGGACCAGGGCGGGCTTGTACTTGATGCCGCGGTAGCCCGTGATGCGGCCGTCCGGGCGGCCGGAGATCACGCCACCGCCCACGTGGTACTGGACCGGGCGGTCGCTCTCACGGACGAGCTCGAAGCCGAGCGCCTCGAGGCGGCGGTAGATGTCGGGCTGGTGGAATCGGCCCTCGTCGAAGATGCTCTGCAGCGTCGCCTCGTGCTTCGCCTTCGTGTCCCACCGCGTGAAATTCCACACGATGAACCGATCGCACGGGTGGCCGAGCGAGGACGGATAGAAAGCTCTCGCCGGAAAGACCTTCACTTGCTGCTCCAGCACGTCTCGCTGCCGATGCGCGAACCCTTCGGGCGTGAGGATCGCTTCGGCTTCCGCTTGAGCTGTGAGCGTGAGCTGCGTTGTGGTCATGCCGTCCTCGCGAGCACCGCGCGGCGCGCGTTTTCCGCGGATGTCACTGCTTCAAGGTGGGCGGGATTGACGCACGTCTTCGTGCGGCAGAGGTGGTCGATCTCGAGGCCCGGCGCGATGGCGCCACGGGCGATCTCGTAAGAGACGCGATGCGCGTACAGATATCCGCCGCGCTTGCCGCCGCGGGCAAGCACGCCGTACCCCTTACCGACGAGAGCGCCGATCCACAGCCAGCAGCCCGACATGGGCTCCGGCACGACGTAGCGGACGAGTCGTTCGGCGAGCGCGCCGCGCCGGCCGCGCTCACCCGGCGCCCGTTGCGCCGCGTAGCGAGCCTTGCGATAGCACGGCTCGCAGAGACCCCGCGCCTCGTGGGCGCGCTCCGGATGACAGGTCGCCGGCGTGCTCACGACGCCCTCACGGAGAGCGACTCGCGCTCGAAGATGCGGAGGCCGGGGATCGTGCGGACCCCGCTCGCGATCGCCTTGCGCACCGCCGCGGCGTCGACGACGAGGTACTCGCGCGGGATCTCCCCCGCCTCGGTCACCTCGTAGTCCCACACCGTGCGCGTCGTGGCCCGGGCGCCGAACGGCGTCGAGAACGTTTTCGCGGGCGGCGGGGTGGCCGCCGCCGGCGCCGCCGCGATCGCCGCGCTCTCCGCGACGGCC